CAAAAATGGTCAAGAGCTGAAACCGTATCCGATGTAGTGGGGACAATAGCTACTACAGGAACAACATTAGAAGGTATTAATAGAGAATCTGATGTCATAGCTACAGCAACTATTGCTGGAAAATCTTATACTATTGTCAGTCTTAATGATGGTATCGGTGGTGCAACAACTGACTTTACTGCTATTGGAGCATCAGCAAATACGGTAGGATTAACCTTTACTGCAACAGGTGCAGGAGCTGGTACAGGTACAGCTACCGATATGGCAGAAGCATTAGCACAAAGCACTACACTAGATACATTAGTTGCCTCATTAGACTCACGGCTATTTATTGGTGGTAAGTTCTTATTCGCAGGTGCTAAGGTAGATAGAGTTGCAGTATTTACAGGCACAGCTATTACTCCAACATTAGTAACCACAGATGTAGAGGTAGGCTATAACTCTGTAGCAACCCTAGCAAGACCACAGATAGACAATGGTAGTGCTAGTGTAGCCGTAGCAAGCCGTAGAGAGCTTGATGACACGATTGAGTTTAGTGCTTATGTACCTGCAACTTCTGAAGGCAGATGTAGCTTACGCAGTGCTGGTAGGTATCACCGATTCTCTGTACAGCCTACAGGAAACTGGACAACTGCTATGGCANTAGACGTAGAACTNAAACCACAGGGTAACCGTTAATGACTAGAATGTATCGTAAGTTACCATTTCAAGGTGGTGACCCACGTCTAGTATCAGAAGTGGTGAACAACTTGGTAGAAGGTAAGTCTAACAATACAGGGGAGATTACGCTTAACACAGGCGGTGCTACTACTACAACACTGTTTAATGAACGTATAGGCTTTGAGTCTATTATACTTCTTGCACCATTAAGTGTCGCTGCTGCTGGAACTGGGGTACAGCTTCCTCATGGATTATTTGAACATGATACAACACAAAATTTTTCTGCTAACATAGCCACTAGAGTTGCTTTAGGAGTAGAAGAAAGTGCTTATGCTATGTCATTAGCAAGCGATAGAGTTACAGTGGATTACGCAGGATATTATAATGTAACATTTATGGGAAGGTTTAATAATCCTTTATCTCAAATTCACAATGCTTATTTGTGGTTTAAAGTAAATGGTGTAGATGTTCCCCACAGTGCAGCATCTGTAACTGTTCCAGATAAACAAGGTTCAATAGAAGGTGCTGCTTATGTAAACCTAACACATCCTTTAGATTTAAACGCTAACGATTATGTAGAAGTTTTTTGTGCTGTAGATGACGCTAATGTATCTTTAACTGCATTAGCTGCACAGACAACACCTTACGCTAGACCTAGTGTACCTTCTTCAACACTAGAATTAATTATGCACTATCCATCACAAGTAAGCGGTTCTACTGGATTGCCTTATATTAGTGATAGACAAAAAGGTCAGGCAACCATTACTCACCTGCCTAATAATGTGGCAGACAATACCTTTGGGTATATAATAGTAGGGTAATTAACCAACCAATTTAGTCTTATGAACTTATACATCGTACCAACAACTCATGTACAGCAATACTGGCATTTAGCAGAACCATTACTACAACTAGCATTAGATAAAGGTAATGGAGAATTTACTCCTGAACAACTAAAACTATTAGTAGCACAGGGTCAACAACAACTGTTGTTATTAATGAAAGAAGATAAAGTGCATTGTGCTTTAACAGTGCAGTGGATTATGTATCCTAATATTAGGGTAGCATATATTACTTATATTGGTGGAAAGAACACCAAAGCAGGATTTGAACAATTTAAAGATTGGGTCAAAGCTAATGGAGGCACTTGTATTAGAGGTGCTACTAAGTTTGAAAGTATAGCCAGACTGTGGAACAGATTGTATGGCTATGAAAAAATATATACATTAATGGAGCTTAAACTATGAACGACTACTTCCCAGAACTAGATGGTAACCAATCCATTGACAATGGAAAGATGGGTAGAAAACTATTTAAAGGTGGTGGTGGAGGTCAGACTCAAACTACTAATCAAAGTATTGACCCGGCTATACTTCCCTATATTACTTATGGTCTGGAAGAAGCTAAAGGTTTATATGGTGCAGATGGCCCAGAGTATTATCCAGGTCAAACGTATGTAGACCCATCAGCAGCAACAACATCAGCATTAGAATCTGCTCAAACTAGAGCAACAGCAGGAAGTCCATTAGTTCCAGCAGCTCAAGCGCAACAGTTATCTACTATTGGTGGTGATTATCTTTCAGCTGGTAATCCTTACTTTGCTAACATGATGTCATCAGCCGCTGCTCCAGTCATATCAGAATATGAAAGAGCTACACAAAACCTTAACAGCACTGCATCGCAAGCAGGAAGATATGGTTCAGGTGCTCAAGCACAAATGCAATCAGATGCTACTAGCAATCTAGCAGATGCTTTATCCAGACAAGCTGGTCAACTAGCATACCAAAACTACGGTCAAGAAAGAGCAGCTCAACAAGCAGCTATTGCATCAGCTCCTCAAATGGCTCAAGCAGACTATGCAGATATCAACCAACTACTTAATGTTGGTAAGACTCAAGAAGATTATGACAGACAAGCATTGCAAGCTGATATTGGTAGGTTTGAATTTGGTCAGAACCAACCATACAATAAGTTGCAAAGTTATTTATCAGCAGCTTATGGTGCTCCTGCTCCTGTTAATCAAACTACAACTTCATCAGGAGGTGGTAAATAATGGCATTCGTTCCTTACATGGCAGCAGGTTTTGCTGTAGATAAACTGATGGGTGGTGATGGATTAAAAGGTGCAGCACTTGGTGGACTAGGTGGGGCAGGGTTAACTGGCGCATTTAGTGGATTAGGTGGAACAGCTGCTGCTACCACTGGAGGCGCTTCATCATTAGGATCTGGTGCTGCTCTTATGGGTGGTGGAAGTACGGCTGCTACTGGTGGAGCATTAGGTTCTGGTATGGGGTTATCTTCTATAGCAAATCCTTTAGCAGGAGCAACACCGTTAAGTAGCTCAGGCATGGGGTTATCCTCTATAGCTAATCCTTTAGCAGGAGCATCACCTATTAGCACACCTACATTAGAAAGTCTTAATGCAATGAGCCAAGTAAACCCAGCCACTACTGGTGGTTTAAGTGAGGGTATAAGTGCATTTACACCTGATGGAATATCTGGAACTGTAGGAGGAAACACTGGGCTTTTTGGTCAACTAACCTCTAACCAAACATTTAACCCTTCACTAACAGCAGATAAAGGATTATTAGATACAGCTTTTGAAAATACAACCCTTAATGACTTTACTAATCCTGTAACTAATTTGCTTGGTAGAGCACAAGAAGGAATAGATAGCAATTGGGCTGATATGTCTAACTTTGAAAAAGCACAAGCAGGTATGGGTGTAGCAAGTCTTGGTACACAAGACGATACAATGAACAAGATACAAGCACAAAGACCTGTTGTTATTCCAGGAAAGCCAACAGGAACAGGAGTAACTGCAGCTAATGTAGGAGCTAATGTTGAGCGACCTTTTGCTGAATACTCAGCTACAACTATTCCACAAAATTTATCTAGAGAACAACTAGAAGAATTAAGACTTAACGAACAATTTGGACTTTAACATAGGGAAAAATTATGGCATGGTATGATGACGTACTAAAAACAGTACAACAACCATTTGAAGGAGTAGGTGATGCTTTTTCAGAAATGAACTTGCTTGGAGCATCAGTTCCAGAGTCATTTGAAATGATGAAGGACAGTGGTTTATTGGGCGAGAAAGAATACCAATCTGCTGTAGATAAAGCTAATGCAAGGGGTACACGTAACGCACTGCTAAAAGGTCTTATTGCTTATGGTACTCAAGACTTTAATAAAGGTTATGGTAGTGCTTTAGATCCTCGCTATTTAAGAACACCTGCGTTAGTAGGTATGAATGAATCACAAAAAGCTCTTGACAAATTACCTAAAGATGTAGCAACTCAGTACCAAATGGCTGGATTAAAAAGAACAGCAGACGATGCAGCAACAAGAGCTGCTTATGTTAAAGAATTAAGGAGTGGTAAGTATGGTGAATTTACTGATGCTGAAAAAGATTTAGCAGGGTCTATGAGTACACCTCAATTAGTAGATATGATTAAAGGTAAGAACTTACAATTTAAAACATTAGTAGATGATCAAGGTCTTTCACAAGATTATATAGTAAAAGGTCCTGATGTTAAAAACTGGACTCCAGTAGGAAGTAAACGTCAACTTGATAGCACTATTATAAAAGACCCTGGAAGAGCTTTACCAGAGCAAGCTTTCTTACAAATAGAAAATGGTGCTTTAGGATTTCAACCTTCAGATCCTAAGCTTTCAGCTTTAGCTTCTGGAGATGTAGCCTCAGTAACTAGATTACTACAGCAAAGATATTCAGATGTTGGTAAACAAATATCTTTAGCTGAATTACAAAATGAAGCAATAAAAATGCTACAAGAAAGTAAAGCATATAAAAAAGCTCCAGCATGGTATACAGGTGGTTCAGAAGAATATAACTCTGAAGAATATATAAATTATGTTAATAAAAAAATTAGAGTTCCACAACAAAGTAACCAATCTGGTGGGTGGTCAATCACTCCAATAAAGGAATAATTAATGGCTAAATTTAAAGTCACATCTCCTGATGGTCAATCCTATGAAGTAAATGCTCCAGAAGGAGCAACAGAGGAAGAAGCTATTAATTATGCCCAGCAACAATTTGCACCTGAATCATTTGCTTTACCTTCTAATGAATCCATGCCTGGAGCATATGAGGGATGGGAGTCTGATGCTAGGGGGTATGGCGCAAGGGTGGGTACATCTGATGTAGGTTACCTAGCAAATATAGCCAAGACTAAAATGCCTAAACTACTTGGAGGAACACGTTATGATACCTCTAAGTTTACAGAAAGAACCGTAGATGGTATAGAAGGATACTCTACTCCCTTTGGATTTCTTAGCAAAGATTTAGTTGAAAAAACAAATAAAAGATATGATGAGTTTCAAGCATTAGGAAGTGAAGAAGAAAGAAGAAACTATCTTACTCAACAAAACATTACAGATGCTGAAGCTTTATATCCTAACTTAACACCTGAAATGAAACAAAGTGGTCAAGCTTTAACAGGTGAAGTTGTTGGTTCCATTATGAGCCCTACTACATTGATTGCTGGCCCTGCTGCTTTGTTAGGTAAAGGCGATAAACTATGGAAAGCTGCTACCAAGTTTGGCGTATTGTCTGGTTTATGGGGTGGTGAATACTCTGCATTAAAACAGAAAGCAGAAACAGGTGAGATAGATGCAGGTCAAACTGCTAAAGATGCTGCTATTGGAGCGTTAGCTGGTGGAACATTAAGAGGCGGTGCTCCATTAGTATATAAAGGTCTTAAAGCTGGAACAGATAAAACAGGTGAAGCTGTTAGCAAGCTTGTATTAAAGGATAAAATAAACGTATCTGCTGTAGAAGCTATGGATCAGATTAATGTTGAAGCTGCTAAAATTATTAGAAATAATGGCGCAAGAGATTACTTGGATAAGCCCGGTGTGCTTACAAAAAATGGTACTGTTGATTGGAATGTTTTAAATAATTTTATTAAGCAAGATGTAGCTAAGAAAGCAGGAAGAACGGTAGATGAACTTAAGGTTATAGAGAAAGAAGCTGGAATGAAATTTAAAGTTCCAAGAAATGAATCTGATGCTCAAGAGTTTATATCTGCTAGAACATTTGACAAGTATACTAATCCAGAAAAGAATCCTTTTAAAATGAAATTGCTACAAAGTATTTCTGGTGCAGCAGTTAAGACTGGAAGAGGAGTAGAAAAACTTATTACGCCATCTTATGAGCTTCTTAAAAAATACTCACCTGCTATAGCAACTAAAGTACAGAAGATGGATTTTAATATCTTAACTAAAGGAAACAAGTTCCAACAGGACACCAAAGTATTTATAGAGCAAGTAGCTAACCTTGACAAAGCCAATAAGAATCAATTAAAAAAAGCTTTATCTAACGGAGACTTTGACCAAGCAAAAACTATTCTTGGAAATGATGTAGGATTTTACAATGTAAGAAAAACATTAGAACAACTAAGGGCTGATGCTGCAAAAGCTGGTATTAAAATAGATAAGGTAGAGGATTACTTTCCTCGCTATGTTAAAGATCATCAACGATACTTAGATAGGGTTAATACTAAGTTAAGAAATCAAAATAGCAAACAAGAAATAAGTGAGTTATCACAGATTAGAGATAAATTAAATAGAGACATAAAGAAAAAATATGGTAGGCGTGCTACAGCTGAAGAGCAAGCAAACGAAGTTAATAAATATATGCAAGGCCAAACCAAAAGAAAAAAATCTAGGGTTATGATGAGGATTAATGAAGAACTTATAGATGAATACATGGACCCTATAGAAGCATTAGAAACTTACATACTTAACAGCATTAATAAAACTGAGAAGGCTAAATTTTTTGGTAATAATGCAAGACTATCAGCAGGTGATGGTAACCAATACATAGAAGACTCTATTGGCGCATTAGAAGAAAGTGCTAACCTTGGTGCTAGGGCTCCTGAAGTAAGACAGATTCTTAGAGCAAGACTGATTGATGGTGAGCAAGGTGCAGGAGCAATGCAGACATTAAAGAATATTAGTTATATGAGTTTCTTGTCTAACCCAACAGCCGCAGCTACCCAGCTTGGTGATGTTGGATTTTCTGCTGCTCAGAATGGCTTCTTCCGTTCTACTAAAAATCTAATGAAACAAATGGGAAGACAAAAGTTTGGTGACAAACTTAAATATGATATAGATGAAATTGGTTTAGGTAAGAATGTTTCAGCAGAGATTGGTAATACAGGTAAGGGTATGGATAAAGCTGTTGAAACATTATTTAATCTATCTGGCTTTACCAAAGTAGATAGGGTAGGTAAGAATACCTCTATCAACTCTGCATATGAAAGAGCTATGGATGTTCTTAAACTTGATGCTAAAGGTAAGCTAGCAAACCCTAAGCAATACCAAAAATTTAAAAACGAATGGGAAGGTATCTTAGGTAAAGATGATTTTGACAGCATGGTAGGAGCTCTTCGTAATGGAAGAAAGACTGAGGATACTAAGTATTATTTATTCAGTGAGCTTTCTAAGATACAACCTATTAGTTTATCTCAAATGCCAGTAGGTTATTTAACATCTAAGAATGGTAAGATATTCTACACACTAAAATCTTTTGCATTAAAACAACTTGATTTTGCAAGAAGAAAAATATTAAATGAAATTGGCAGAGGTGAGTATAAGTCTGCATTTAAAAATACTATGGTCCTATCTGCTGCTCTTGGTGGATCTCAAACCTTTACAGATCAAATTAAAAAGTTAACAGTTGGATCTCCAGAAGAAATAACAGTAGAGGATATGCCTGATGAGTTTGTTGAAAACTTATTGAAGGTCGTCCTCTTAAATAAATACAGCATAGATAAGTTAGGTAAAACTAAAGATGCAGAAACCTTCTTAAAGGATTTAATTGCTCCTCCTATCTCTCCTTTGTTTGATGTAGCAAGAGATACTCTTGAATATTTTGATAAGCCAGAAACTTATGATGAAGTAATGAGCTCTATTAGAGATCCTAAAGTTCCGTTCTCTAGAACTAGAAGATTAATTCCTGGTTTTGGTAGGGCTTACAGCGAACAAACTGTTGACAAACCTAAAAGACGGGAGAAAGAATTTAATGAAATGATGAGGCAAATAAGAAACCCAATGGGAGAAGAGTAACTATGTGGCAAGAACTTACACTCCCCCCAATCAATTTATATAACGCACCTAAAGGAAACTAATGGCATCAACTAATCAAGTACAAGAAGTAAAAGCAGACTTACATACGCATGAAGAAGTTTGTGCTATTCGTTACGAAGGCATTAATGCAAGGCTTGCTAGGATGGAAAAGATTATTATGGCAGTATTTGCAGGTATCGTATTCCTATTAATAAAAGTATTAATAAGTATAGGTGGGCTATGAAAGAAACTACCGTCATCATTTGTTTTGCAATCGTATTATTATGGAGCTACTGCTATGCAATCCTCACTAATGCGTAAGATTTTTCTTGCGATACTTACACTGTTAGCAGTGCTACCTATTAGCCCTGTCATTGCTTGTATATTATATGGGTTGGTTTATTAGAAATTAATGATATACTTTACAGTATGTTAATTTTATGGTAGTAAGTTATGAAAATACTTGTACTAGATATAGAGACATCACCACATACAGGATTCCATTGGGGCTTATGGCAGCAGAACATTAGCATAAACCAATTGATTGATGCTTCATCAGTTCTTTGTTGGGCTGCTAAGTGGGTAGGCGAAAAGAAAGTACACTTTGCTAGCATCATGGAATCATCCCATAGGAAAATGATTAAAGATGTACATAAGTTAGTGGATGAAGCGGATGCAGTTATTACTTATAACGGTAAACGATTTGATATGCCAACACTTAATCGTGAGTTTTTATTGCAAGGACTAAACCCTCCAAGCCCTTATAAAGACATAGACCTTTTGAATACAGCTAGAGGTAAGTTTAAATTTGCTAGTAATAAACTGGACTACATCGCTCAAGAACTTGGTATAGGCCAGAAGACTTCGCACCAAGGTATGCCTTTATGGATTGAGTGTATGAGTAAGAATCCCAAAGCATGGAAGTTAATGAAGAAGTACAATTGTAATGATGTTGTTTTAACAGAACAGGTATACAACAAACTAAAGGGTTGGATTCAAGTTCATCCTAATCATAATATATATTCTGATGGTCTTGTTTGTATGAATTGTGGCAGTAAAAAATTACATTCTAGGGGTACATCTCGGACACTATCAAAATTATACAGAAGAGTTCAGTGCCAAAGTTGCGGCAAGTGGGGAAAAATAAACGAAACAAAAAAGTACAGCTCGGTTATCAACATTTAAAGAAGATACATATGGATATTCAAGATATAGCAACGCATATAACAGGTAAGATTATAGATGCAGTAGATGTTATCTACGGAGAAAATTCTATGATTATATACTTGGATGATGGATCTGATATAGAGTTAATAGTTGACTCTATTCATGCCAATGTGCCTGATTTAGACGATTAAACACCTTTCCTGGCTTGTCCTGAGCCCCGTGGTGAGGTTTTCTTTATGCAGTTGAGGGGTAACCTAGGCATAAATCCTTCTGCCTGCCATCACGAGTAGATTATCCATAGCTAAATCTAATTTCAGTTCATAGTACACAGGCTTTTTACTCTTCAACCACCTAGCATAGATAGCTTCTCGTTGTTCTTTAGGTAAGCTATGTATAATGGCGTTCAATGTAATAACATTCTTATTATCTGCATCATTAATCATATCATCAAAAGCTTCTGAAGACTCTCCACCACTGGCCATACCTAATGCTTTGCTAGGATAGCCAAGTCTGTTGTTATCATGCTTCATAAATTCAGACCAATCTTCTAGCAGCACCATCAATCGCTCTATTCTCATTCAAATCCACCTTCATAAATAGTATTGCTCATTTTAGAAGAGTACTCTTCATACCCACTCTTACCTCCAAAGCTTACATTAGGAAAGTCTTCTGCCTTGTGCTTCTTACTAGACTTAATCTCCAATCCTTCTAGCACTTTCTTGTGATTAAAAAACTCATCTAACCCACATGGAATAGGAATCTTATATACCGTATGCTTACTTTGCTTCTCGCTCAACAGTATATCTGATGTAACTAAAGTCCTAATCACTGCGAAGACTGACTGATAGTTCATACCTATCTCATTTGAGATAGTACCTGTATGCTTCTTACCAGATCCAATCGTGTCCAAGATAAGCTGCGCTAAAGCTCCCCTCTTAATAGTTCTTCCATCATCAAATGTAAATATATACTCGCTGTCTTGTGATGCTAATCCTTCTGCCATATCAATCTCCTTAACTGATGTCTACAATTCTACTAACCCACTTGTTGTCTTTCTTATGCCACCCTTCAACAATAATCTTCCAGTTAGCATCCCTTAGATGAGGGATAGCATCGCTGTCCTCCATCTTCTTTACCCTTGCGCTAATGTTACTGTAACTTGTTACTTGAATCCCTACGGTATTGCCATCACTATCTATTGCTAGCAAATCTATTATGCCAAAAAGGTCTTGGCGTATCTTGGCAAAGGCGTTCCATCTTTCTACTATAGAAACTAAAGGATAGTCACCGCTATCTCGTAGTCTTTTTAGGGTTCTTTGTGTCGGACTTATCGCCATCTTGATTCCTTTCAAATTGTTTATCGTTTGGTTTCTGACCGAAGATCCGATCCCAGTTATCTTGTAGCTTTTTATCTGTTACTAATCCTTTTGGCCTTCTGCCACTACCTTTCCCCATCACAGCTCCTTTTCATTTTGCATTCGTCAATAATGTATTTGTGTTTAAAGTCTTCAGGAAGATTAATGTTATCTGAATGTAAGCACCGAGTTTCTTTTGGTGCTTCAGGTATATGATTTTTTATATACTCATGAGCTTCAACGCACGATTTAAACGTGCCAACGTAATGTTCTGCAAGGCAACAACTATTATTACCAGCCTCATTACCTATTGCTACCATCAATATAAATTCAGCCACCATATTTACCCCTAATAACTAATGATCCCAAAAGGAGTTGACTCCATAATAATCAACTCATCTCCATATACAAAGGTTTGTCCTTCATCACCTGGTGTTATCAATAAGCTTCCCTGATTATTCTTATCTATAACAACGTCAACCTGTTTTGCATTTTCAACAACAGTCCATGTTCCTTCGTCTGGATTATAATAACTAGCTGATTCTGCTAAAGCTATTGGAACATAAACACATAAAAGTAAGAATGATTTCATATTAAAACTCTCCAGATATAATAACTTTCCCTGTAATCTCATGCCTAATAGTAAACTGTTTGCTATTGTATGTCATGATAAATCTCCAACCATCATAATAAAATTCTTTCTCTTTCCATTCGTCATTCTCCATCTTTGCAGTGTCCTTTTATATTAAACACTCCTAGTTCTGTATGTGTTTTACACCACCACTTCTTCAGGTAATATATCTTTGCGCGTTTAGAACACACATGACACACAGGATCTTTAGGAACTTTTATTTTTGCAGATGCCATAATGTTCCTTATTCATATCAGTCCAATTAAAATAGCACCACCATTTTTGATTCTTATCCATGTACATGGCATCCTCTCCACACTCTTCACAATAGAAAGGATGTCCATATGTATACACCTCTTGCTTGCTAGTCTTCGTCATGGAGTGGGTCATCTATCCATTCATCGGACTGTACTTTTGCTTTTATTGCAGCTATGTTTTCTAGATATACATTAAGTTCCTTTTCTGTATACCACATTTGCTTTCTGCACTCTACTGCACAATTTTCATTCCACTGCAATTCACTTAATCCTTCTGTTTCTTTGTATCCTCTACGCTCTAAATACTTGTATTGGTCACCCTTCATCTTACCAATATACTCTTCTGGAGTAAGTTTCTTTTTCATTATGTCAATAGTTTCTAATCCACCACGTTTATAATGCTCTGGATTTATTTTGTCTGCCATGACTAGACCTCCTGTAGTGGGGGTAATGTTAGATGAGGAAGTTCCCACTCTTCTGGTGAAGGAGTGCCTTGCATCTCAGGTAGTATCTCTGCTATATCTGATTCAAATAAATCATCACTAGCATACTGACGTTCCTGTAATGGAGGTAATGGTTGTTCGTTGTAAGGAAGGATAGCATCTAATTCATTAGCACCACCACCAACAATTTCTATTGTTACTATGTCTTCACCATACGCACTAAGCTTTGGCGCTTTAGATGCGTACTGTATTGCTCCTAAAAATCCTACCGCTACTACTACTGCTACTGTTCTTGTTATTGTAATATTCATAACATCTCCTTAAATATAATTGTGAATCTTTAGTAACATACCTAAAGCTATTAATAATAATACATACATACTAATGCCTAACCATAACGAAAATCTTAGTGCAAATTCTCTTTGTTTTTCTGTCATTTTATTCATGATAATAACTACTCCTTACTCATACTTAGATCATAAGAATTACTTATTAAGTTTGTTATAATAGAGTCTTGATTAACCAATAAGGACTACTATTATGTGGACAAAACCATCAGCTACAGAAATGAGATTTGGCTTTGAAGTAACAATGTATGTAATGAATAAGTAATACTTTTAATACACTAACCCTCAAGTTCTCAATGTCATTATAGTCTGAACCAATTTCAAACTACAATGGCCGGCATATGCCGCTTGAGGGCAGTGTAACCCTTAGTGCCTCTTAAAAAGGAATATCCTCAGCTACCGCAGCAACAGTTTCTGTTGGAGCATTTCTAGTAATATTCACTTCACTTGGTTTATAAGGCTCAGACATCTGGCCTGACATAAAGTTAACTCCTTTAGCAGACGTTCTTACCCAAGCACTTAATGACATTTCCTTACCACCTTCAAGTGTAATAGTTCCAGTATAATCAGGACGATTTGCATTGTCACCCTTATCATTCTTAAATAATACAAACCTGTTAGTGTTATCGTATTGTTCAGCCATCTTTTTACTTCTCCTTATTGTTTATAAAATTTACCGCTTCACTTACTTCAGTTAAAAATTTCTCAACTTCAGTTTCTAAACGAGCTATAAGCTCATCATCTCTATCAACTCTTAATACTAAGAGCTTGTGTTCATCAGGAAAGTCTGGGTGATAACTAACAAAGTCACACCATTGTCTTTCTGGCATACAAGCTAACTGCCATTGTATCTGATGTTGATACTTTATATTGATGTCGTGAGTTGCTAGTGTTTCAGTGTGTGTTAACAACTGAGGACACTTAATCTCAATTAATCCTGTATCACCTACTAATCCATCAGGACTTGCGCCTGCCATATCAATAGTAGGATGGTCAACAAACCCTTCTTCCGTAACATCTACATCCTTTAACAACCCTACTTTGTTTATGTATAAGTTCCTTGCTTCATCCTCATAATCCATGCCATGTTGCATAGCTTGGTTAACGTAAACTGGAACAACATTACCTGTCAATCTTTCTGTTATCAATTGGTTTAAATATTTCTTTCTAGCAACTGTCTTACTAGCTACTGTAGTAACCATACTGGCTGTTACCTTACCTAGTCTGCTAGCAAACCACTCTGGGCTACGTTGTTCCATTAAACATTCCCCCATGAAGACTTAAGTTCTTTGTATAAGGGTATTAACTTTAAACCTTTTTCCCCTCCAATATTTCTGCGAGGTAATGGAAGTTCAATCCTACCCTCTTTTGACCAACGAACTAAACATGGAACAGTTACCCCTATATATCTAGCTACTGCCGATTTAGGTCTCCAAGGTTTTAATTTCATATAATCATTAGCCTTATTTATTAAGGCTTTAATTTCCTCCTCGGAAAAAAGGTGAGAAGGTTTTGATGTATGAATCAATGGAGAACGATGCGGACTAGAGAATACCCCGTTGCTGTTATATTTACCACTCTTCAATGCTTTGCTCATTATTTTTTCTCCGATTTCTTAATAAGTTCCTGAATAATAGGTAAGCATTCTAACCTATCCTTCTCATTCATTTTATTATACAAAGCTCTTGCACCTTCTATGCCTTGCTCCTCAAATGTTTGTTGTACTGCTTCAATAGGAGATCCTAGAGGAATATCTTCCCCACAAAAGATGTATAAACCAATCCCATATAACGATATACCTTTAGCCAAACATCTTTGCATAGCCGTATTTATTTGCATAGCATTAGGATTCTTAACTGGTGCATTCTTAAAATCTAGTACAGGTAAGTAAGCTGTCATTGTTTTACCAAAAGCATGGACATCACACCATACCATCATAGTATTATCAGGGTAAACAGTAGGCTCTTTGTGAGTCCAGGTAGCCTGTTCATCCGCAAGAAGCAGCTGATCCACACAATGGGCCCAACTTAAGTANGTGAAGCGACCTTTCTTTTCAGTAAACTGTGATACATCTAAGCTTCTTAGCTTTTTAAAGAAGCCAGTCATNNCATTTTTTATACTCATTTTATTTCCTTATAAATTTTATTGAACGCATCTATCTCTGCAAAAAGATTAAAGCTACGACAAGCTTGAGTTAATCGCTTCTTGCGTTCGGCTTCTTCTATTTCTGTATATAGTGTGTGGAGTTGTTCTTGTTGCTCTATGTCTTGAATACTAGACTCAAGTGCATATTGATTTGATTTGCTCATGGTATCTTCCTTCTTCTTAAAGGTTAATAAAAATGTTACTAGGTATTAGTTTACTCCTGTAAATTTATTTTGTCAAACTTTTATTTCCTATAACTTTTAACAATGCTCTAGCTGATAAAACAAGTCCTCTATTTTCTTCCCAATAACCACTTGTGATATCAGCATAAAGCAACGCTCTATCTCTTAATTCATATAACAAGTTATCTTCATTTTTTGATATAAAATAATGTGATTTGGTTGTTTTTAAAATTTCGGGTATTTCACAACAACAATCATTACAATCATCATAAAATGTTTTTGAAATTTTATAACATTTATCTAAATTATACATTTGGTCAAGCATAATAAATTTCCTTCTCTTTAAAGGTTAATAAATAACAATCAATTTATTGACTGTTAATATAGCTTAACACACTAATTTCTTTTTGTCAAATTTATTTTACTTACTGCTTTTTCATATCCTTGTGATTTAAATACTCTACCATCCTTACTGGTTGCCTTGTATTGCACCGATCCGAATAGCTTAGTTACTTCTTTAATAAATTCATTGATTGTCATTTTAGATTGTTGCAAAACGTGTCT